TTGAGCACCCGGACGTGCCCTGATGACCCTCGCTCGCATGAGCCAATCGCGGCGCTGAACTGGTAAGATAAGGGTACATCCGGGGCAAGTATTACGCCGCCCGGCACATGGGATTGCGGTCCCGGTGCCGGACGACTTGCTCCGCCCTCCGATGAAGGGCAGAACCATGAAAGACAGTACCGCGCGGCCAGATGTTCTCACCCGCGCCCGCGAGTTGCGCGACAGCGGTGGCACGCTGGCCTTCATCACTGCGACCTTGGAGGCTGAGCGGTACCCGACTGGGCGCGGCGCCAGATGGAACTCAACGTCGGTGTTGAGCCTGCTGAATAGCCCGCATCCCCACTCGGCCTTCCTGGCACCGTGCACTGTGTGCGGTCGCCTGACGGCAGCCAAGCGCGGTATATGCGCCACAAACCCTGCGTGCAAGCGCGCGCGTAACCGGCAGTACTGGGATGACCGGAAGCCAGAAGACACGAGTAAGCCCTGCACATCTTGCGGGTGCCCGACTGTAGCTGTGGGCGGTATATGCGCCCGCCCCTCATGCTGGAACCCGTACCAGCGTCTTGTACGGGCCTCACAGAAGGGTGGTTCATTCGTGTACGCCGTATGGCTCCCGTCTCCCCGCATCCTGAAGGTCGGCTTCTCGACGTACATGAACGGCTTGTTTGTATGCAGCGTCCGCGACCGGGCAAGGGAGCGCAACTGGGATACCGAGGGCGCCCGCTGCATCTGGAAGCAGCCCGGCGACACGCGCACCGAGGCGTGGATGCAGGCCACGCTCGCGTTTCGCTGGCCGCCAGCATTCGAGGAGAAGGGTGGCCGGATCTGCGAGTGGTTCGCCGTTCCCGAACTCGCCGTGGAGGAGATCACTGAGGTCGTGGACGGCATCTACCGGCTCGTCCCTCCCGATCTGACACCCCGGGCCACCCTGCCTGTATCGTGAGTGCAGTGGCGCGCGAGACATGAGCCGTGCCTTGAGGTGGATGGGGGGTGATGTTGAAAGATGGCATCCCGAGACGCCAACGTGATTGCCTTCCCCGATCTCCCTCCCAAGGGCTCCCGCTCAAACGGCGGCGGTAAGCGCGGCCTGATGGGACCAGAGATCGGCACTTTACCTCGTTTGATCTAGGACAACGTTTGTTCGCATTTTATGGCGGCGGGGATGTCTTCTTAGAACGCTAATTCGATTACGGCGAGGCAAGTTCAAGGGACTACCAGGTCATGTTGTCCCGCAACGGGATGGCCGCGGCCATCGAGCAGGTGCTGACCCTCCCGATCCGTGGTGCCCCGCGCACCATTGAGCCAGCCGGGGGCGATAAGGGCGAGGCGGCGTTCGTCCAGTCGGTGATGATGACCCCCGATGAGTCCGGGGGTATGGCCACGCCCATCTCGGAATTGATCGGCCAGATTACGACCGGGCTGGTCTTCCGGCGCAGTTTCTTCGAGAAGGTCTGGGGTCAGCGCGAGTCCGACGGGAAAATCATCTACCGCAAGGTTGCCTACCGCCCCCCCGCGACCTGCCAGGCCCGTTACAACGACCGCACCGGCGAGCAGAACGGGTTCCGGCAGCAGGTCTGGCTGTTCGGCGGGAACCTGATGCTGAACAACAAGCAGAAGGTTCCCGGCTACGTCGATATCCCGAAGGTCCGCTCGTACATCTACACCCACGGGAAGCACCGGGAACCGCTCACCGGAATCAGCGAAATGGAAGTCTCGCGGCAGTGCTACGAGACCATGGCGAAGCTCCAGTTCCTCTGGTTCAGCTTCCTTGAGGGCATGGCTATGCAGCGGCTCGTCGTCTACGGCAACGACCAGCCCGAGGCCACAGCCAGGGCCGACGACATAGCCCAGCTCCGCGGCAGCGGCATCGTCGGCCTGGTCCATCCGGTCGAAGGCCAGAAGACTTTCGAGGCCCTTCCCTCCGCCGCTGACGCCGGCGCCCAGTTCGCAGCGTGCATGACGTATCTCGAGAACTGGATGACCTCCTCAGTGCTCGCCGGCTTCCTCCAGCTCTCCGGTGCCGCGGCGAAGGGCACCCGTGCTGGCGGCGGCGCGTCGGCGGGCTCCTACGGCATGTCCGAGGACCAGTCGTCCTACTACCTGGCCAGCCGTGAGGCGGTGGCGACGGAGATCGCGGACAGCATCTCCCATGACTTGATCCGTCCGCTGGTGATGCTGAATTTCGGGGCTGATGCGGCGTTTCCGACGTGGAAGTTCGGGCCGTTGCAGGAGGCGATGACGGCGGTCCTGTTCTCCATGTTCGGGCAGATGGCTGCCGCGCCGTCGCTCAATGTCCCACTTCAGTTCATCGACGCCCTGACGGAGCGGATGGCCGTCATTCTCGACCTGGACGCGGGGTCGATCCATGACGCGATGGTCAGTACGGCGAGCCAGCGGGCGGAAAAGCTTGCAGGCAATCCCCCGCCCGGTATGCCCCCAGAGGCCGCCGCTGGCCTCGGTGCGCTGCAAGGCATCGCGCAAGCCGGGACGGGCATTGCCCAGGCTGCTGCGGCTCAGGGGCGGGGTCCGCAGCCGGGGAAGGCCCCGTCCGCGCCAGCGTTCCCCTCGCCTTCGGGGCCGCCGTCACCGCCGCCGGGTAAGCCACCCATGGCCGGGCCGCTGGCCGCCGCGGCGCAGTAATGGCCGGGGACCGGCGCGTGATTGCTGTAGCGTGCTGACAATGAGCGGCGAGGTAGAGCGCAGGTCATACGGCGACTCGCAGGCGTTTTACGGGGGGAACGGCAAGAGGGACCGGGACACGCCGCCCGGTGCCGGGCATCCCTCCGCCCGCAAGGCCGGCGAGCTCGACCCCGAGTGGGTCATGTGCGGCGTGGACGTCCCCGCGGGGAAGCGGCTGTACGCGAGCAAGGATCTCAAGGGGTCGGCGTTCGCGGTGGCCGTGGACGAGCACTGGAACGGCGACGGCTGGCACCTCACCACCACCATGCAGCGGATGCTCGTCATCACGAAGCCGACCTATGGCGAGTGCATGGCTGAGCTGATGCGGATCTGGCAGAACTGGGAGAACGAAGGCCGGGCTTTGCCTGCTGGCAGCGGGTACGAGCCGCACCGGGCCGTGAGCCGGTGACCGCGCAGTGACCGCCGCCCGCGAGGAAGTCCGCGAACCGTTCATCGACGGCGTGACGGACGGCTGGTGCGAGCTCGTCGTCCCTCCGGGCGGGAAGGTCTACCCGGAGGCCAGCGAGCCGAAGATCGGCGTCGCTCACCCGCGCTGTAATGCCCTGGCCGACCTGGCGATCGAGCTGGACGCCTTCTTCTGCGCGGCGTGTCACCGGAACGGCCGGATATCCGGGGCCTGGTGCCTTGAGGTGATCGAGGAGGCCGGCTCGCCGTGACCACCCCCGCCCCGCCGCGATGGACGGAGAACGAGGACGGGCCGATCTGCGTCTGCGGCGAGCCGACCGTGGTCAAGATCATGCCGGACGGGGTGCCGGTCTTGCTGTGCCTGTTCCACACGCGGGAGTCCGGGGCTATGAAGCGACTCCCCGCGGATAAGCCCGCGTGCTTCCATCCGTGCGACCCGGACTGCGAGGTCGGCCCAGCGCACTGCTACTGGATACACGAGCCCAATCACAAGCCCGGCTGGCACTCGCAGGATGACTGCCCGGTGTGGGCGGCGCCGTGACCACCCGCGACCTGACCTGGCGCGCGGTCATCGCGGTCGTCGTCCTCGTCGCCGTGGTCCTGGTTGCCCATAGTCCCGCCGGCCAGTGGCGGTTCCCGTGACCACCCCGGCCATCCGGTGTCCGCACTGCCTCGATGAGGGCCACGTCTGCGAGGAGCACCCGGAGTTCCCGTGGGAAGTCAAGGTCGAGGGCCATGACGGGACCGCTCCCGGCCACGGTGCGGGGATGCCGTGCCCTTACTGCTGCTCGCCGATCCCGGAGGGCGCTACGGTCTCGATCACGCTGGCGTTCGTGCCCGACTGGAAGCGCTCGTGACCACCCCGGCCCCGGCTGGCACGATCGAGCGGCTCGGCCGCTGGCCTGACCCGGATGAGCCAGGCCGGTTCGTGGCCCGCTGCTCCTGCCGCGCATGGTCGGCCGTTGGCACGGTCGTGGAGGTCAACGCGGCGGGCCGCAACCATGACGACTCGCCGTTCCGCCATCACGTCGTGTCGATCTACGGGAAGGTGCGGGACGATGCGGCGGTGGTGACGTGACGACCCCGGCCCCGCAGCAGCAGCAACAGCCCCCGCCGCAGCAGCCACCCCCTCAGCAACCCCCGCGCCTACCGCCCGGCTCGCTCCCGCCCGCCGTCGTCGACGCCGTGGCCGTGGCCCTGTCCGCCCTGCTGCTGACCGCCCTGACCGCTGCCGCGATCATCGCCGCGCTGCTGTCCCGGTTCCCCGCCGTCCGCTCCGCGCGCTACCGCACGTTCTGGCAAGGGTTGCAGCGGGTGCTGGACCGGATCGTGGTACCTCACCCGCCTCCCCTGACTGGCGTGATCGGGGCGGCGAGTGAGGCGACAGCACGGCAGAACCTGGCCAGGCGGGCCCAGTTCGCTGTCGCGGCGGCGACACGGGTAGCGGGGGCGATGGCGGAGGCCAGGTCACGCGGCGAGGACGTGG